ACTTCGATATACGCTAACAGTATAAATGGAGCTTTAACAACTACAGTAACAACTGATTTATTAACTTGTGCAAGTGATAAGTTAATTAAAATTAATAGCATTATTGTTGCGAACATTGATGGCACTAACGCAGCAACCGTAACAATGGGTGTTATTAAAAGTGGTGGTTCAGTAGTTTTATTCGCTTCAACTATCTCTGTTCCAGCAGATGCTACTTTGGTTCTTATTGATAAGAACTCAGGCATCTATCTTGAAGAAGGAGATATCCTAGAGGGTGGTGCAAGTGCTAACTCAGACTTAACTTACACCATTAACTACGAAGAACTAGATGACGCATAAGGAGTACAAATATGGCTCATTTTGCAGAACTTAATAACAGCAACGAAGTATTACAAGTCGTTGTAATTTCTAATGAAGATGTAGATGCTAATGGCGGAGATTTATCCGTTCAAGCAGAAGATTTTGTGGCAACTTTAGTACCACACAAAAACGGTGGTAATCAATGGAAACAAACTTCATATAACGATAGTTTTAGAAAACAATATGCAGGTACAGGTTTTACCTACGATGCTACTAAAGATAAATTTGTTTGTCCTCAACCTTATTCTTCTTGGGCATTAGATGATAACGACGACTGGCAAGCACCAGTTCCTTATCCGACAGTAACAGAAATTAATAGTTTATCGGTTATTATACAATGGGATGAACCTAATTTAAGATGGAAAGGCGAAACTGCTGATTTTACAACCGATCCAGCAACATTCACCAATTATATATGGGATGCTTCTGGTAAAGTTTGGAATGAGGTCTAATTATGGCTAGTTCTAATGGCGGAATAGTAGGTGTAGATAACCCCCCAACCGATCAACCTCAAGTTATAACAACTTTTAACTCTAGTGGTACTTTAACTACAGCACCTTATACAACATCAGTACAATATGTTATTGTCGCAGGTGGCGGTGGCGGAGATACTCAAGGTGCAGGATCAGGTGGCGGAGGAGCAGGTGGTTATCGTAGTTCAGTCCCTGGCGAAGCATCAGGTGGCGGAGCTTCAGCTGAATCTTTAAGCCCAGTTAATGGAGCTACTGGTTATCCAGTTGTTGTTGGTGGCGGAGGAGCAGGTGGAGTTGTTGACGCAGCTGCTAATGGAACAGGTGGTTCAGACTCAAGTTTTAATGGAGTAACATCAACTGGCGGTGGTGGAGCAGGTTTTGTACCGAGCCCAACATCTTCAAGAAATGGTGGTTCAGGTGGTGGTGCTTCTTATTCAAATAATGGCGGAACAGGAACATCAGGTCAAGGTTTTAATGGCGGTGCTGCTGCATATAGTGGTGGTAGTGCTAATGGTGGCGGAGGTGGTGGCGGAGCATCTGAAGTAGGTGCTTCTTGTCCAACTCCTGCACCCCCACAAAGAGGTTATGATGGTGGAGATGGCGTAGCTTCTTCTATTACTGGCTCACCTGTCACAAGAGCAGGGGGTGGCGGTGGTTGTGGAAGATTTGCAAACAATGTTGTTGGTCAAGGCGGAGCAGGTGGTGGTGCACCAGGATCAAACCCTGTAGATTCACCAAATCCAGGCGGAACTGCTAATACTGGCGGTGGCGGTGGCGGAACTGACTTAGGTAATCCACCATTTAGTCCAGTCGCAGGTGGTAATGGCGGATCAGGTGTAGTCATAATTAAAGAACCCAACGCAGGATTTAAATGCTCGGGAGTATGGGATATGAACGCTCTTTACGATAATGTAAAAGCAGGAACTTGGACAACTTAACATGCCTAGATTAATCGGAGCAGCACAATCAGTTACTACGCAAGCACAACAAATAACTACTTTTAACTCAAGTGGCACATTTACAGCACAACCTTTATCTTATCAAGCCGATATTCTTGTTATCGCAGGAGGTGGCGGTGGTGCAGGACAACTTGGAGGCGGAGGTGGTGCTGGCGGTTATAGAGAAATATCAAATCACCCAATACCAGCAAGTGGTGTTCCCGTAACTATAGGAGCAGGTGGAGCAGGAGCAACTACTGTTACAAGAGGAGCAGACGGTAATGATTCAGTATTTGGTGCAGGTTCTCCAATTACTTCTACAGCAGGTGGTGGTGGAGGTAGAGGAGGAAATCCTGACCCTGCCTTAACATCAACATCAGGAAGATCAGGTGGTTCAGGTGGCGGTGGATATTTTAGTGGTTTTGGCGGAAATGGAAACACACCCCCAACAAGTCCTTCACAAGGTAATGTTGGTGGAGCAGGAGCTCAACGTGGTGGAGAACCTGGAGAAGAAGACGGTGGCGGTGGCGGTGGAGCTAGTGCTGCAGGAGTAAAAGGAACATCAAGTGGGGGTGGTAATGGTGGAGCAGGACAGCCTTCAACAATTTCAGGCTCAAATGTAACTAGAGCTGGTGGAGGTGGCGGTGGTACACTTTATCCAGGGAGTCAATCATCAGGGGGTGCAGGTGGCGGAGGAGCAGGTGGTGCTCCATCACCAGGAGATGGAATAGACGCAACTGTAAATACAGGTTCAGGAGGAGGTAGTTCAAGTTTCCCTGGAAATGTTCCTGGAGGAGATGGTGGTTCAGGAGTTGTAATCGTCAAGGAAAATGAAGTTAAAACAGCATCAAGCTGTTGGGATATGAGACAAGTGTTTAGACAAGTTAAAGCTGACGATTGGCCAAGCTAACAACAACCTATCTTTTAAAATACATCTAACTTATACTATTTTTTCAAGAGAGAGAAGATGAATTTAAAATACTATTACTGGTACTTCCAGTCAGTTATTCCTGAAAGAATATGTGATGATATTGTTCGCTATGGTAAAGAACAAAATAAAGAAATGGCTCTTACAGGTAATGCTAATAAAAAGAAGATAACCAAACTAGACCTTAAAAACATTCAAAAGAAACGTAAGTCTGATATTGTATGGATGAACGATAAGTGGGTATACAATGAAATACAACCTTATATACACTTGGCAAACGCAAATGCAGGCTGGAATTTTGAATGGGATTATTCAGAATCTTGTCAGTTTACCGAATACAAAAAAGGTCAGTTTTATGATTGGCATTGCGACTCCTATGAAGAACCTTACAAGAACCCTGAAAATCAAAATGTGCATGGTAAGTTAAGAAAACTTAGTATGACCATATCTCTAAGTGACCCTGAAGAATACGAGGGCGGTGATTTAGAATTTGATTTTAGAAACACAGACGAAGGCTCACAACCTAGAATATGCGAAGAAATAAGATCAAAAGGTAGCGTGGTAATTTTTCCATCTTTCGTTTGGCATAGAGTTAGACCAGTAACCAAAGGAATACGACACTCCTTAGTGTGTTGGAATTTAGGATATCCATTTAGATGAGTTTTAAGAAAAATAAATACCTTGTAATTAAAAACGTTATATCAAGCGAGTTAGCAGATTTTTGTTATCAATATTTTTTAAACAAAAGAGCAGTAGCAAGACATTTGTTTGATGATAAATATATTTCACAATTTACAACTTATTTTGGTATTTGGAATGATGCAATGATCCCTGAAACTTATTCCCATTATGGGGATATAGCAATGGACACTTTATTGCAAAAAGTTAAACCTCTTGTAGAAAAAGAAACAGAAATAAAACTTATAGAAACTTATTCTTACGCAAGAATATATAAAAAAGGCGATGAGTTGCTTAGACACAAAGACAGATCATCTTGCGAAATATCTACTACTATGCACTTAGGCGGAGATGAATGGTCAATCTTTTTAGAGCCATCGGGCGAAGAAGGAAAAAAAGGTGTTGAGATAAAACTAAACGCAGGAGATATGTTAATTTATAGTGCTTGTGATTTAGAACATTGGAGAGAACCATTTACAGGTAAAGATTGCGGACAAGTATTTTTACACTATAACGACTCTAATAATCCAGAAGCTAAATTTAATAAATTTGACGGCAGACCTATGCTTGGGTTGCCTGGATATTATTCATCAGAAAATGGTTGAAGTTTTTGACTGCTCTTACATATCTAAGGTAAACAATAAAAAGTTTCAACAAGACTTAATTAAATATACTAAAGAAACTAAGTGTTGTGATGAAGAAAATTGTAAACATCCAAAAATACAAAGCGACTTAAAAATAGATAGAGCTTTTCCAGTTATTGATGATTCTATCAACAACCTTTTTAAAACTTACTTAGGTACAGATAAGTTTGAATTTACTAAAAAGAATGTATGGGGGTACTACGCATCTAAAGGCTCTCAATTACAAAGTGTTATCCACAATCATATTTTTAAAAAAGAAAAAGGTTTACAGCTTTCTGCTTTAATGTATATCACACCAACAAAACTAGGCACTAATTTTGCAAATTTTAAAATAGAACCTGAGATAAACAAATGGTATCTTTGGCATTCAGGTTTATATCATCACCCTAAAGATGGCGTAACACCTAAAGATAGAATTGTGTTAGCTTTATCTAGCGTAATAAATATATGCACATAAAGATTCCAAACTTTTTGTCAGCAGAAGAATGTAAGTCAATAGAAAAAATTTTGTTAGAAAAAGAACAAGAAATACTTTCTTTACCTGCAAATACAGACTATTACACAGGAACAACCGCAAGGTATTCTAATTATAATTTTTTAAACTACATACCTAAAATTAATATAACAAAAAAATTTTTTGCTCTACCAATTATGCAAGACGAAGATGAATTTTGGATTCAATGTTGGGGTAACGTTTTAAATAAAGGCGAAGAAATACCCATGCACAATCACGGAAAGCCTGACAGTATTTTTTATGCTTGTAATATCTTTATATCAGGTCCTGATGATTGTTTTACTTTTTATGATGATATGGGTCATGTTTCTAACAAAATAGGTGAGCTACATTTAATTGACTGCCACCTTTGGCATGGTGTAAAAGAAAACACAAACGATCAATCAAGGTTATCTATTGCTTGTGATATACATTTTAGTAATCCTAAACACTTTGAAAACTACGAGCAAAGAATCGTTCATGCTAAGAGAAATTAGTATATAATTTTAAAAAAACTGAGGTAATACAGTATGGATATATTAATACCATTAACAATAATAGTAGTAGTTTTAGTTTGGTCTGTAAAAAAATTCAAACCTGAACTTTGGCAAAAATTAATTTCATTTATATCTAAAAATTGAATGAAATTCTCCAAGCTATTGAAACTATAGGAATACCAGCAGCAGGAGCAGTTGGTTTAGGTTATTTAGTTTGGACGCTTTTCAAATCTCTTATAGCTGATATACACAAAAAACTTGATTCACAACATGCTATGATAGTAGCGTTAATTGATCGTATACGGCAAATGGACAACGATATGATACGTATTGACACTATGGTAAGAGCAGCATTAAAGTTACCGCCTGATGTAAATCGTATAGCAAGAGCTGATGGTAAAAAAGATGTTCGTAAGGATTAACTTTTCTTAGATCTTATTATATGATTAACATATGGCTAGTAAACCAAGAAAAACAACTGTTGACGTAGCGAATGACCTAGCCAAACATGAGATACAGTGTGCGGAAAGATGGAAAACTGCTTTCAATCGTTTCGACTCTCTAGAAGAAAGTGTTCATCAAATTAATGACACATTAAAAAATTTTATTGTTGGGATGGTAGGGTTTTTAGCCACTGCTTTAATTTCTTTAGTTGTAACTGTAGTTTCTATACTTTAGTTATGACATACAACTCTAACGAGAGACTTTCTCCTCATTTTAGATTAAGAGAACTTGAGCGTTCGCAAATAGCAGAACGACACAATATTGATAACACAGTTAAGGAAAAAAGTGTTTATAAAAATTTACAACTACTTTGCTCAAATGTCCTTGAGCCAGTACGTAATTATTATGGCATACCTTTTTCACCTAACTCTGGTTATCGTTGCCTTGACCTTAATAGGCGACTTAAATCGTCCGACACAAGTCAACATGTCAGTGGGCAGGCAGCAGATATTGAACTCCCAGGCGTATCCAATTACGACCTTGGGATATGGATCAAAAATAACTGTGAGTACGACACCGTCCTCTTAGAGTTTTATAAAGAAGGAATTCCGTCTAGTGGATGGGTTCATGTATCCTATGTTGAAGGCAATAATCGTAAGCGTGCATTGATCTTTGATGGGAAACAATATAAAAGACTTGAATAATACTATAAAATATTAGTGTTATGGCACTAAACAAATTCATATTTAAACCTGGAATTTTTAGAGAAGGAACCGACTACGATAATGAAGGTGGTTGGTTCAATTCTAACTTAGTTAGATTTAAAGCTGGTCGACCACAAAAAATAGGTGGTTGGCGTAAAGATTCCCTTAATACATTTTTAGGAACCTGTCGTGCTTTACACGCATGGATTCTGTTAGCTGGTACTAAACTTTTAGGGTTAGGTACTAATTTAAAATACTATATTGAAGAAGGAGACTCTTTCAATGACATTACACCAATCCGTGCTACTACAAACGCTGGTGACGTTACTTTTTCCGCTTCTAACGGTGATGCGACTCTTACCGTAGCAGACACTGCCCACGGTGCAGTACAGAATGATTTTGTTACTTTTAGCGGTGCTGTTAGTTTAGGTGGATTAATTACAGCGACAGTTTTAAACCAAGAGTACCAAATAGCTACCATAGTTAATGCTAATAGTTATACCGTGGAAGCTAAAGACACTAGTGGGTCGACAGTAACTGCTAACGCTTCTGACAGCGGTAACGGTGGTAGTAATACCGTAGGTGCATATCAAATCAATACAGGTTTAGATGAGTATGTAAGCTCTACTGGGTGGGGAGTAGGAACATGGTCCGCAGGTACATGGGGTTCTTCAACTGCCATATCTTCAGCTAATCAATTAAGGCTTTGGGCTCATGATAATTTTGGTGAAGATTTAGTTATTAACCCACGTGGCGGAGGTATTTATTATTGGGATGCTACTAATGGCGTAGGCACGAGGGCTACTGAACTAAGCGGAATAACTGGTGCTAATCTTGTACCCACAGTTGGGCTTCAAACTATAGTCAGTGAAACAGATAGACATTTAGTTATACTTGGTGCCGATCCTTTAAACACTGCTGGTACTGCTAGGACAGGGAGCATTGATCCTATGTTTATAGCTTTTAGTGACCAAGAAAATTCTTTAGAGTTTGAGCCTTTAAACACCAACACTGCTGGTAGTCTTAGACTTTCTGAAGGTAGTATTATAGTTGGTGCTGAAAAAGCACGTCAAGAAATATTAATATGGACAGATATAGCTTTATATAGTATGCAGTTTATTGGACCACCATACACTTTTGGGCTTAACCTAATAAATGACAGTACAGGGCTTATAAGTCCTAAAGGTGCGATCGCTACTCCGAGCGGAGTTTATTGGATGGGTTATGATAGTTTTTACGTGTATAACGGATCAGTACAAAAAGTTCCTTGTTCTGTGTTAAGTTACGTTTTTGATAATTTAAATGCAGGTCAAGCGTTTAAGATATTTGCGTTTAGTAATAGTGAATTTAATGAAGTAGGTTGGTATTATCCTTCTGGCAGTAATTTAAACATAGACAAATATGTAGTCTACAACTACGCTGAAAATGTATGGTCAATAGGAGAACTTACAAGAACCGCATGGTTAGATAAAGGCATAGTTAATTATCCTAGAGCTACGGAAGGTCAATACCTGTACGAGCATGAGTTTGGTTATGATAACGACGGTAGCCCTATGACTAATGTGTTTATAGAAAGCAGTGATTTTGATATAGGTGACGGTGAAAGTTTTGGGTTTGTACGTAGAATTATTCCCGATATTAAATTTTTAAGTAATAGTGATGCAGGAAAAGTAAATGTCGTTTTAAAAACACGTAATTATCCTGGCGATACTTTAACTACTGCTAGCACAAGTGCTATACAGAGTACAACTACTAAAGCAGATGTAAGAGCCAGAGCAAGACAAATAGCTTTACGTTTAGAGTCTGACGATGATGCTACTAATACTGGTAATAGTGATG